AGGAGCACCAGTCGTAGCAGCAATACCAGCACCAGAAGGAGTCGAAGCACCTCCACCAGGATTCATAGACAAAATAGGATTAAGACCAGCAGCGCGCAAATCACGCACTTCACGTTGATGAGCAGTACCAGACATTAATGCCTGAAAATACATCTGCTGTTGAGCAATAGCAGCATTAACAGTATTAGTCTCACGCGCAATATCGCGATTGGCCTTGTTAGTATCCTTAGCACCCTTGTAGTTAAAATAACCACCCGCGGCAGCTCCGCCACCGCGAATAAGATCATCAATACCATAGGCCATAAAATATCCTTAGAAATGATCAATAAGACCAGGCACAGAGTACATAGGCATTGGACGAGCACACTTAATATCAAAAAACGAATCCAACAGAAAATCAGGATAAGAAGCAGACACTAATGCCTTAATACGATCAACAGGAGGAGACTCCTGAATAAAAGAATCGTTAAGAACAGGAAGAGAAGAAAAATTCTGAGCTAAGTGCCAAGCATCGAGAGGAGTAGTGTAATTAGATCTGAACTGACCAGTAATTTTTGAACGCTTATAGCGATACTCAGCGAAACGCTCTTGATAACCAAATGTAAGAGCATCATTTGCAGAAGCGTCAGCATAAATCTCCTTATTCAACACAGCTTGCTCACCAATATGCGCAAGAGCAGGCCAGTAGAAGTCCCACCGAGTGGAACGAGAAAACATGCGATCAAGACCTTGCTGATAACTTAAATCAGCACGAACCGATATAAGACCAATTATAACACCATGTTCAGTAAAGGACTTAGTAAATCCATTCTCACGAACAACAGACGTACCAAACGCAGCTAAATTACCCTGAGGAGAAGTACTACCAGTAATACTATTAGCAGATGTTTGAGCAACTGGAGTAATTTGAACAGGACTTGAACCACCACCTAAATATTCAGGACGCTGCAAACGAGCATCAGGAGAAATAACATTAAAATGAGCACGAACAATTTCAGTATAACGAGTACCACCACGAGCATCACGCTCATATAACTTCTGAATTTGAAACGATTGACGTAATTGATTAATCGTAGCAGAAGTCGCATTAGTCAAATCTGTCTGAAGACCAGTAACAGAACCGAAATGCATAGCACCAGAAGCACTCGGAATAGTCGTAACAACATTACCTGTAGTAACAGATGCAACAATCGTCTTATCAGTCTGATTCGAATAAGTAAATACAGGATTAGCATTCGTAGTAATAACAGGAGCTACAGTACCAAGAGGCAAAGCAACAGCAGGACCTTTCTGAGGCCACGGTAAACAAGAAGTAAAATAATCATGACGCTTACCACGCTTCAATAAAACGTAGTTAGACGGAGTATCAGGACCATCGCCTTTATCAACCGTAACAGAATTCTGTAGGTTCTCGTCGCGAAACCATTCATTCCATATCAGGTTGTATGCGCGATGGAAAAGCGACATATGAACTAAACCAGCAACACTAGTAGGAATACCAAAATAATCGGAGAGAGATTGATTAGCATAACCACCAACAGGAGAAGTCATTGTCGGAACAACATAACTTGTACTATCACCAGGATTATCCTGTTGACCATTAAACTTCTGCCAATTATTCCAAATCAAACGATTAGGAACAAAAAAGAAAAATGAATCTAAATAAAGGTTATCCATAATAGGAAACAAAGGAGTAGCAAGACGTGCAAAAGCAGTCATCTTTAAATTAAACGTATCACCAGGTAACACTTCATCTAAAAAAATCGGAATTAAATAACCAGCATCAAAAGTAGTCTTATGACCGCATGACCGATTGAACTGAGAACGCTGAATACTAGCTTGAGGGGATATAGAAAAATCATGAGCCATAACTGTAGGTAAACGCATTACAAAAAACCTCCATTTAAAAAAACTGCCGCGCTAACGCTTGCCAGATCCCAATTTAAAAAACAAATTGGGATCTCCGTAAAAGCTAATGCGTGCCTGTCAAAGGTAAAACAGCCGGAGCATTAGAACTGCGAACAAACTCAATACCAACGCCACAACTCACGGGAGAAGCGAGTGGATTAAGAGAGCCTGTATTATCATCAAAAGTACCAATATGAAACAAAGTATAATCAGCGGGATGTTGAGAAACAGAAGACTTACCATCATTACATAAATCAGAAAAACCACGTATAGCTTCACCCTTATTCCTTACGAGAAATGGTTGCATATAAGACTCAGACTTACAGTCATAAATAGAAAAAAAATGCAATAACATCACAAAACTCCATGAAAAATAGAATCATTAGAAAATAAATTGAAGGGAACATTGAGAAAAAACGGAAGATAACGACGTGAAACGGTCAGTAATTTCTTACCGACACATACATACATACATACATACATACATACATACAGCTAAACCTTAACAACACTTGGCAAGGATCGAGAAAGTCGGCTAACTTGAGCCTCTTTCACTCTACGTTTAACATCTAAACGAGAAGGCGTATTGTCATTCTGAAATAGCTTAGCCTTACGCTTACGGTTAACCTTAACAGTAGCATACTCACTTGGCGAAAGAAGTTCAAACTGAGAATCATAAAATCGAGGAGGTTGAACTGGAGTAGGCTTACCTTCTGCAGAACCAACAACAACACGATCATACGCATAAACATCCTTGTAATACTTATCAAACCACTTCTTGCCAATACCAGGACGACGAGACATCGTAGAATACTCAGGCTGAACCGGAATCAACTCACCAGTATGATCATCCACCTGAGAAATATCCGTATAATGAAGAGCAGCGGGATCACCCGTAATCTTCTTCATAACATAACGTGCAACATAAGCAGCACTTTCAAACGTAACTTCACCAATAGACGAATAACCAAACGGCCAAAGCCTTTCAAGCGTAGGCGAACGATACAATCGATTCTGACCACGCATTTGCCACAAATACTTATCTGTAAAATCAAGATTAAAAATCAAAGCATGATAATGAGGACGACCAAAATTCTCACCATACTCACCACAATGGTAATAACGAACACCTTGACCAAACTCCTTACGAAGACGCTTCATAAAAAGCTGAAAATCACGCTTATCTAAACCAGGCGTAGTACGCCGAGCTAAATGCTCATTATCAAACGTCAAAGTAATAAAAACATTGGACTGATAACAAGACGCTTCATGAACACAACGAATAGCCCATTGACGAGAATACTCAAGACGACAACCAATACATCTACCACAAGGAACACAAACCAATTCAGGCTTTAAACCAATCGAATAACCAAGCGCATATTCAATCTTAAAAACAATAGGACGTTTACCATTGGAAGTTAAATGCGCAGAACGATACCCTTGTAAAGGGGAATAGCAAGTCATAAAATGAAGACCTTATCTCTAGTACAGATAAAAAACCAAACAGAGGCTTAATTCTGAGTTAAGCCTCTACTCTCCTGAATCCTATAATCTAATACCACCACGCATCGGCTTAGCATGAACATTCCGACCATGCACACGCCTAGCAGTCTTAGTAAATAACTTCTTAGAATGCTTCTTAGACAACTTCATACGACGCTTCATATTAAACCCCTTATTGAATAAAAAAAACTCTAGACTGAACACCAATTAATCATTTGGTGTCAGTCCGCCCAATTACATCAAGTAGAGTAATTGGGCGGGGGATCCAAAAAACGGATCCCAGGCTAAACGCCTAATTTAAGTCGGCTCCGCCGACGAATTTTTTTTAGAACCATTGTCTAAAATTTGATCTTGCACAGGAGCAGGTTTAATAGCCAAACCTAACTCATACATCTCTGGAAGATTATTAGGATCTTGGACAAATTCCAAGAACTTCGAAGGTGAATTATCAAACTTCGCACGAACAGCAGCAGGAATCTCCATAAACATATTATTTGCTTCAATAATGAGATTCTGAGCTTCTTGATAAGAAGGAGCATCAATAAAATCACCATACTGACCCTGGTGACGATTAACATGCTCTAACAAACCAGTACGTTCGTACTTAGCCATGATATTGTTAATATCACACTCTTCAGAAAAACATTGATGAGTCATAGAAGGACCTTCAATAACGGTATCGCATGGATAATGCTTACCGTAAGGATCCTTAATAATAATCGGTTCACCAACAACAGCAGCCTTACGAGACATAAAAACTCCTACTTAAATAATTTACCAACCGCAGCAGCGGAATTAGAAGCACCAAGCAAAGACGGTATAAAACGACTCACATACGTCATAATTTTGCCGTAACGCGAATTATCGACCTCAGCCTCATTCTTGAGCCTAGGCTCAATCAAAGCAGTATTACGAGCCGTCTGAGCAGCCACACGGGCATTACTAGCATTAAGCTTCGCTTGCTCAGTAGCAGAAACCCTCAAAGCCTTATTAAGCTCAGTATCAGAATGAGCTTTAAGCGTGTCCGCTTTTAACTTTGAGGTAGTTGCAGAAATTTGCTTATTAGTCTCAGACAAATTCTTAAGCTCAGCATGCATCCGCAAAGCATCCATAGCAGAAGAAACAGCACCCGACATCTCATTCTGTTGAGGAGCACCAGTCGTAGCAGCAATACCAGCACCAGAAGGAGTCGAAGCACCTCCACCAGGATTCATAGACAAAATAGGATTAAGACCAGCAGCGCGCAAATCACGCACTTCACGTTGATGAGCAGTACCAGACATTAATGCCTGAAA